TCACGAAGAAGAGGGGCTGTCCGGAGAACCTGGCTCCTTCTTCTTCCGCTTATTCATCTGCTTCGCTTCCCAGAACAGCCCGGTGAGGACATCCTTGATACGCTGCTTGTCCTCGGCGTCCAGCGGAATTCCGTCGAACATCAGCTCTCCGTCTTCCTCGAGCATTTTCTTGAAATCCCGCTTGTCCTTATAGGTCGCCCATGCCGGCGCTTCCTCCCGCAATCCTTTGGCAGCCCCGTCTGCATCCCAAAACCCTGCGGCGCTCATCAGTTCGCCGTAAGGAACTTCCAGCGCGTCCGCGAGCTTCCGGATGGTCGGCGGTTTGGGCACGCCCCGAATCCCGTTCTCCATGCGGGAAATTTGCGAATTGCTGATGCCCGATGCTTCGGCAAGCTGGTTGATCGTCATGCCCTTCTGCTCGCGCAGCCGCTTAAGCACGGCTCCGAATTCTTTTTCCACGGTTTAGCCACTCCCTCTATGACGTTGATCTATTTCTATCCGTTACTATAATCCAATATTGCCAAAAGGTAAAGAAAATGATGTTATAGTTACCAAATGGCATGAAAGAAAAAGGAATCCGGAGCGAAATGGTGGTTAAGGCGGGATTTCCGGGTTTTACGGGATACCCAAAAAGTGGTATGTTAACATCATTATACGAACAAAAATGCGAACAAGCCACAGTTTTTTTTAGGTGAACATCCATGAAGGAGCGTGTTTGAATATGGATCAAATGCTGCCGCAGCTGGACCGCCGCAAGACCCAGGCCGCCGTTGAAGCGATTTTGGAGAAATACCGGATCTATAAAACGATTACGTTTGAAGTCAGGGAAGCGAACGTTACCGCCTCTTATACAGAACGGTTTCACGGACCGACCAACGTGACCTCGGACCAGACGGCGCAGGTCGCCGTCTACAATGTGGACGCGCCTGCGACCCGCCAGGCATACTGCCGGATGATCGAGTCGATCGTGGAACGGCTGGGCGAACGGGAACAGACGCTGATCCGCGAACGGTACATGAAGGAAGATGACGTTTTCGACTATAAAGTCTACAATTACGTGCTCGACCCGCCGGTCAGTAAGGACACGTACACGAAAATACGAACGCGAGCCTTCTATAAAATGGCGCTGGCGTTTGCAGACCGCGGGCTGCTGACGTTATCCGAGCTTCAAAAAGCCAAAGCATGCAATTCCAAATAAAGCCTGCTCATAAGCGGGACAAGCCGGGGACCGGAGAGGTCTTCGGCTTTTTTCTTTATCCAATGGGAAGCGGGAGTTTCGGGGGATGAATCGGCCGCAGAAGTGCTGATATTAACCACTCCTATTTGGAATAAAAAGGATGAAAAACACGAACATATATTCGTACTATTTTCCGCCGATAACCGTCCGAACTGCCGTCAGCGTTTTCGAATCCGGGGTGTAAGATTATATCATCGGGAATGAAGCAAAGGGGCGTACCGAACACAATCAGTGGATGTTAAGCCGGCCGGAAGGGCCGGTTTTTTTGCGGACGTGTACATGCTCATTGCCCGGTAAGCCATGATCATAGAGAGAGGAGGGGGCCGAGTTGATACAAATTCAGCGGACACAAAAGAATGGAAGGGGCTATGACGCAAAAGAAACGGTTCGGCGAGTAGTAGTATGAGGGAAGCCGTTAAACAGGCAGTCGCTGCCTTGATTCCCGAGCTGGAAGGCCGGATCTACGATGTGCAGCCACCGGCCGGAGGGGACGACGGGCCATACGCTGTTCTCACCCTTGGCGAGGAGATTTGGAAGTCTGCTTGGGCGGGTTACCGGCAGGTGGTGCGCGTGAAGCTGTACAGCGGCACTGCCGGGATATCCCGGCTGGATGCCTGGGCACAGCAGCTGGTTCGGGGGCTGCAGCGCCAAAAAATAGCAGGTCCAGATCCGGGAGCGATCCTGCTGCACTATTTGGGCGTTCCGGAAGCGGACGCGCTTGATCCGGCCTCGGGCGGCATCATCCGGTGCCTCAGGTTCGGTGCATACCTGCCGGAGGCTTCGGGAGCCGAAGCGCCTGCCCCTGCGGATGCATGGCTCAGCGCCCTGACGGAATGGACACGGGGCAAGCTGGCTGACCTGTGGCAGGTCTACGAAACGTCCTGGCCCGGGGACCGGGAGGAGCATGCCGTATTGTGGCGCCTTGCCGGCTGTGAGACGAAGATGGCGGGGGCTTCGATGTACGAGGTCCGCAAAACATTTGTGGGACATTTGGCGGCGCCGTTCCCGGAGACCGAGCATCATGCCTCGGTCGCGTTGGTGGAGGAGCTGGGGGCGCAAACCCAGCTGCCGCTTGGTGACGGGGAACGCCGCTACCTGTCAGTAGCGGAAGTTTCCGCGAATATGCAGGCCGACGCCATACTGGATGGACAGCTTAAGCTGACCCTGGTGCAGCGGCGGATGCGTCCTGCGGAGGAAGCGGCGCTAATCCGCCGCGTTGCCGTTCAACCTATCACGAAATGAGGTGGCCCGATATGGGCGTAAAGAAAATTTCGAAAACCCCGGATGCCGGAGGCGGCATGCCGAGGTATGAGCTGAAGGAATTGAAGGCGCAGGCCAAGGAGCTGTTCGGGGTACGGGCAGAGGTCGTGGCAGGTGCTATGCATGACATGGACGGTCAACATTTTTCGATCGCCGAGGTACAGGGAAAGATCCAACAATTCATGAAAGCGAAGGTGGTCTAACTTATGGCAGGTGGAACTTGGGAAAGCACAAATCAACCGGTGCTGCCGGGATTGTATATGAACTTTAAAGCAGCGGCAACGTCGGCCATTCAAGGCGGCAGCCGCGGAACGGTGATCGTGCCGGTCAAAGCCAATTGGGGTCCGGTCCGCGAGTTCGTGGAGATTGGCAGCGAGCAGGCGATTGCTGCGATGTTTGCCGCAGATAGCGAAAATGGGGCGACCGCCTACCCGGCACTATACTTGGCGCTGCTCGGCGGCCCGAAGAAGCTGCTGGCCTACCGCCTGGCGGACGATACGGCCCAGGCGGCAGCCGTGACGCTGCAGAGCGGCGATGCTGCGCCGGCCGCCGTCTTGAAGCTGACGGCGAAGCACCCGGGCAGCCGCGGCAACGGCTTCACCGTGACGGTACAGCCTGCGCTCGGCAATCCGGCCGCAAAGGAGCTGCGCCTGTATGAAGGCGCCAAGCTGCTCGGCACCTTCACCGGCGCGGACGGCACGGCCGCTTCCTTGGCCGCGAGCATCAACGGCGGCAATGACTGGGTCACTGCCGAGGCCGTGGATGGCGGCGGTGTACCGGCCGACGTCAGCGGACTGGCGCTGACCGGCGGCGCGAGCGGCATCGGCGGCCTGACGAACGCCGATTACGTCGCCATGCAGGAGGCCGCCGAAGGCCAGGACTTCGACCTGCTGGCGCTCGACTATGCCGCCGACATGGCGCTGCTGCAGAGCTTTGCCGCCTGGATCAAGCGGCTGCGCGGCGAAGGTCGCGGCGTCATGGCCGTCTTCGGAGGCAGCGCCGCCGATGACGTGTCGAAGGACGCGGCCGATCTGGCGGCGGCCCGCTCCCTGGCCTTGAACCACGAGGGCATCGTCAACGTGGGCAACGGCGTCCGTCTGTCCGGGACGGACTACAGCTCCGCGCAGACGGCCGCCTATGTGGCCGGCCTGATCGCGGGTCAGCGCCTGAACCAGTCCGCGACGTACGCGGTCACGCCGTTCGAGGACGTTACCCGGCGCTGGACGCGCTCCGAGCAGGAGCAGGCCGTGAAGAGCGGCGTGTTCCTGCTCTTCTTTGACGGCCGCCAGGTGAAGGCGCTGCGCGGCATTAACACGCTGGCGACACCGGCCGAAGGCCAGAGCAGCGCCTGGAAGAAGATCCGCTCCATCCGCGTCATGGACGCGATCAATGCGGATCTGCAGCGGGCGGCGGAGCAGACGTACATCGGCCGCGTGAACAACACGGAAGAAGGCAGCCTCGCCCTGATCGGCGCGGTGAAGGAATACCTCGGCCAGCTGTCGCTGAGCAGCGTCATTGAGCCGGATGGCTATGACGTCGTCCTCGACCCGGCCTACTACGGCGATTCTGCGGTGAAGCAGCCGGAGCCTGACCAGGTGTTCCTGCAGTGGAATGTGAAGCTGACGGACGTGATGGAGCAGCTGTTCGGCACCTTTTACGTGCAGTGATGGAAGAGCCGCGGTCTTTTTTTAACCATGCAATCTATGAAAAAAACTATGAATAACTCTGAGGAGGAACCCCTATGTTGGATGCTTCAAAAGTCATTCTCGGCACGTACGGCCAGGCCTATATCGACGGTGTATGGCAGACGCACATTAATAAGCTCGAAGCCAGCGTCGAAATCGAAAAGCGCGAGCTCAAGCTGGTGGGCAGCGACTGGACGGTCCACAAAAGCGGCAGCAAAAAAGGAACCGGCACGATGAGCGGCTACAAAGTCACCTCGGACATGATCAACCGCGGCTTCACGAAGTTTGAAATCATCTCCAAGCTGGACGATCCCGAGTCCTACGGACACGAGCGCGTCCGCCTGATCCGCTGCATGCCGGACAAAATCCAGCTGGCCAACTGGACCGCTGGCGAGGAAGTGCAGGAGGAAACGACGTTTACCTTTGAAGGGTACGAGCTGCTGGACCCGATCACGGCAGACTAAGGAGTCCGGAGAAATATCTGCCAAACTGCAAAAGTGTTATTCATCCAGCCGAAGTCACCATTTTAAAAGAATATAGAAGCAAAAGTGCACTGATTTCTGGCGGAATTCGCGAAATGGCGGGTTGGCCGGAAATGAAGCTGCACTTTTGCTTTTAATCGTGCCTTAGGTGAGATTTCCCGGAAAATAGCCGCACTTTTGCGCTTATGGGTGTTCTTTTCGTGAACTGGAACCGGCACACCTATTGTACGGCCTGACTGGAAACGCAAAATGGCTGAGTAAGTACTCTTTTCAAGAAGTAAAACTCTCAACATCATCCATTTAGGGACATAAACCATTCAGCAAATGAAGGAGAGGAAAACGCATGAGCTTGCAGGATAACTGGAGCGAGGAACAAATTTTGGACAGCCTGTTTGAGGCGGCGGAGAAGCTGCCGGAGGAGACTGTGCGCATCAAGCGTCTGGATATGCAGATCGTACTGCACGGCCTGACCTCGAGCAAGGTGGATAGCATCCGTGAGCGGTGTACGGTCCGCCGGACGGTGAAAGGGGCGGTGGACGAAAAGGTCGATACCGAAACGTTCAACGCGCTGCTTATCTCCGAAGCTACCGGCAAGCTGGAAGTGAAGGGGCTTACGCTAAACGGCTGGGGCGATCCGCGGATCACAAGCCGATTGAAGCTGTCGGGCGGGGAGCAGGCGGTACGCCGCATGCTGCTGGCCGGGGAACTGGACGCCGTCGGCGACAAGGTGCTGGAGCTGTCCGGTTTCGGGGTCGAGATCGCTGACCTAAAAAACTGATCGGCTCCGGGGGAATGACGACGATGCTGTACCACCTGTGGGCCCGGCATCACCTTCGTCCCGGAGAGTTTTGGCGGCTCCCGCGCGGGGAGCGGCTGCTGCTGCTCGCTTTTTCCCAGGAAGAAATCGAACAGATGGCAGCCATGAATCAAGGTTAAGGAGGTGAAGAATTCATGGCAGAAACGTTAAATTACCGGTTAAATCTCGTCATCGATCCGAAAAACGTGATCAAGGCGAACCGGGAGCTGCGGGCGATGGAGCGGTATTTTGAACGGATTCAGGGGCGGGTGCTGAAGATCGGGAAAACCCGTATGGTTCCCGAAATCGCACTGAAGGACAGTGCCTCGAAAGGGCTGGACAGCCTGCTGGAAAAAATCAATCGCGTGAAATCGCAGGTTATCCGGGCGACGGCGACTGTAGATGTTGCAGTAGGTGGGGGAGCGCTAGGCGGAAAGATTGATTTTTCCACTCTCGTTACAGCGCTTCAGGAAAACTCGGCCGCCGTCAAAAAGCTCACGGAGACCATCGGAGGGCTGAAAATCGGAGGGGAGAAGAAGGACGAGCCGAAGTCCACTTCTGACAAAATCAAGGATGTATTTTCTGCACTTAAAAACTTTGGCGGAGGGTTGAAAAGCGCGGGGGAAATCCCGGATAAAGGCAAAGCCATCAAAAAGGCATGGAAAGGCGAGGACAAGGATAAGGAAAAAAAGGACCTGGCGGCCGATCCTGACGCTGCCAAAAGGGAAACTCCTCTAAGGACTGAAACTTATAAACGGAAAAAGACCTTGGGCCGAGCGTGGAAAACGATGGGCGCAGCGGGTGATTTCATCGGTACCATTGGTTCTGCTGGTGAAGGCGTTATCGGCGGAATACAGGGATTGTGGAAAAGTGGAAAGGATTTCTTCGGTGGCGGTAAAAGCAGCGCGATCGCCAATTCAGCCACAAAAGCTGCCCAGAGCAGCGGGATCGCTGCTTCTACCGTAAAAGCCATCGGAAGCAGTGGAATGATGACTTCAGCCGCCAAGGGCATAGGCAAAAATCTGCCGGGGGTCCTTGGATTCGCAGCCGATGCCATATCCATTATGACCGCAAAGACCGGGAAAGAGCGGGCTCAAGCCATCGGGTCCTCCGTCGGGAGCGGCGTCGGAACAGTTTTGGGAGGCTTTTTAGGATCGGTTATTCCTGGTGGAGGAACGGCGGTCGGAGCAATGCTGGGTGGTGCAGCCGGAGGTTATATAGGAGAGAAGGTCGGCGGCTGGGTCTCGGGTCTGTTCTCGAAAAAGAAGAAAAAGGACAAGCCGGCTCCCGTAAAACCTGAATCCAGCATAGGATCTGCACCAGCTGTTTCTACAGGATTGCCGTACGGACAATATGCTTCACCTGCATGGACAGCCCAAAAAGGGTTACCGGGAATGATCTACCCGAATAGGTATGTGCCCCCAACATCCCCCCTCCCACTAACCAGCAAAGCTTACGGTCCCTACCTGCCCGGAGCCCAAGGTCCGGCCGCTCCGATGGGAACAGGCCCACGGCTGCAGGCTGCAACCGGAGGCGTTAAGCCGGGAATCGGGGGCAACGGGAGCGGCAAAACGACGCCACAGCTCGTGCAGATCAGTCCGGAGCAGATGTCGGCGCTGTCGGGGTTTCTGAAGGATTTTAAAACGGAAACCAACTACAATCTCCCGGCCGGTGCAGTCCAGGTGACTGTGCATGAAGAGACTCCCATAGATGTGGAGGGCCTGATCCTGCAGATCGGGCAGCGCCTGCGTTCGGAGTTTGCCAAAGCTGCGCAGAACCGCAAGCCGGGGGCGAAAGCATATGTGTAACGACGTTTCCAGAGAGGAGGAACTGCTGTGGATTTGGTGTTAATGACCGGGAAGGGTGAACGATTCACGTTTCCGGTCAATCCGGAGGAAGTGATCATTTCCAGGCAAAAGGGCTACGATACCGCCAACATTCTCTCGTCCGGGGAGTTCGATTTTCCGCAGGGGGACCGGATTAAGGAAATCTCGTTTTCCTCCTTTTTTCCGAAAGTGTACGACGAATCCTTCTGCAAAGGGGGAAAAGGCGAGCTGCCTGATCCGCAGGTGGCGATGAACAAACTGAACGATTTTTTGGTGATGAAAACCCCGCTCCGGTTTGTCATCAGCGAAGCCGGGATCAATGTGCCCGTGTTCGTGGCCTCCCATCAAACGACGTTCCGGGGCGGGGAGCCGGGGGACGTGTATTTCGACATCACGCTCCGCACGTGGAGAGAGCTTAAGGTGGCGAAAACGGCTGGCAGCGGCACTGGCGGCGGGACGGCAGTCAACAAAAAGCAGCGCACCGACATGAAGGAGAACAACAAAACCTACACGGTCAAGGCGGGGGACTCCCTTTCCAAAATCGCCAAACTGGAGCTCGGTGACAGCTCAAAATGGAACCAGATCTACAAGCTGAACCAGAAGGTAATCGGCAAGGATCCGAACGCTATTAAGCCGGGGCAGAAGTTGGTGCTGTCATGAGTTACAAGGTGATTCTGCAGGACAAATACGATTTGACCCCCTTGGTGGAGGCAATCAACCTGCGGGATTCGCTGGAGCAGATCGCTTATCAGGGCACGGTCAACTTGGTGGTGACGCCGGATTTGCCCCCGATCTCGCCGGGCATGGCGATCCGTATCAGCGGTATTCCTTACGGGAAAAAGGATTACGTCACTCTGCTGCATCCTGCGGTGGTGTGGGAAGTCGAGACGACGAACAACGGCATGAAGCGGATGACTATAACACTGTACGACCGGACTGTTTATTTGGACAAATCGGAGGACGAGTATTTGTTCCCGGCGAAGCAGACGGCGACGCAGCGTTTTAAAAAGTATGCCGCCGACTGGAATTTGAAAATCGCCAAGCTGCCGGATACCGGCAAGGAGCTGGGCCGGGCTGTGTACCGGACGCAGTCGCTGTATGCCAGCATGTTTGCAGATTTGCGGGCGACCGCCAAAGCCGGCGGCAAGCTGTATCATCCCCGGATGATCGCCTCCGGCTTGGAGCTGTACGAGCTGGGTACGAACCCGGACGTCTACGTTCTTGAGGCGGTAACCGATACGATGCAGACGCGCACGCTGGAAGGGGCGGCGACGAAGGTGAAGGTGCTGGCGACCGCGGCGAGCGAGACAGGCAAAGAGGTTCCCTCCAAAGTCCTCGCCATTGAAGAAAAGGACGTAGCCAAGTACGGGCAGCTCCAGGCGATTATCCAGGAAGACGAGGTGAAAAATGGAGCAGCCGCCCGCGAGCTCGCCCGCAGCAAGCTGCGCGGCATCCAGGAGACGATCACTGTGAACGCTCCGGATATCAATACGATTCGGGCGGGGGATGCGGTTAAGTTGGGCCAAGTGCAGCTGCTGGTCATCTCGGTCAGCCGCGAACTGGGCAACCCGGGAAGCATGTCGCTGGAGCTCGGGACCTACGACGACGTCAAAAGGAGGTTTTACCTTGAATAAAGACCCGTATGGACAGCTTGCATCCTCTTTGTACGCTTCGGTCGGCAAGCACACGCGCCAGGCGCTCGGCGGCGTCGGGGCGGTACTGGGGACGATCACGTCGACGGGGCTGAAGCTGGACGATTTCAAGCACGAAATGCAGGACTACATGGTGGCGGAGCTGCCCGGGCTGCTTGCGCTGCCGCGTTATATGGCGGTCGGAGCGTCTGGGACGCGAACGGATACTCCGAACTGGGGGAGCGTGGCGATGGATACGTCATTTTATTTTGACGAGACCGAAGTTCCGGATGCTGCGCTGAAGCTGGGTGCCGGGCTTAAGCCCGGAGACCGGGTGCTGGCCGTCCGCGTAAACGGCGGGGATGACGTGGTCGTCGTCTGCAGGGTGGTGAGCGGCCGTGGCTAATTTGTTTCCGGAGACGGAAGACATGGTCTGGACCGAGGATGCGGAGACGGAGCTATTGGAGGGAAGCGGGGCGGTGTTTGGGAGAAGCTGGCGGTTCGATTTTGACGCCGGGGAATTCGTCATGTCCCCCACCCGTAAAATCGCCGTTGCGGATGAAAGGGAAGCCTGGGTAACCTGGTGCGAAAAAGCCATCCGTACCCCGCGCTACCGCCATCTCATCTATTCCCGAGACTACGGCAGCGAGCTGGAGGATCTGGTCGGCAGCGGCTACGATCACGCTCTGCTCGAGAGCGAAATCCGACGCATGGTTTCGGAGGCGCTCCTGGCGGATGCGCGGACGGAGAGCGTGGATCAGTTCGTGTTTGCGTGGGAAGGCGAGGCCTGCCGCTTCAGCTGTCGCATTCAAAGCGTCCGGGACGAGGTTGAAATCATAGAAAGCGTGGTGATCTGATGGCGGACTTGCCGCTTTTTTTGCAGGATCAGACGGAAGAAAACATTATGAACCGCATGCTGGCCAGGGTGCCTTCGGATATCGACAAGTCCGAGGGCTCTTTTATTTGGGACGCGCAGGCGCCGGTGGCGTTCATGCTCTCCGAGGCGGCGCTGTGGGCGCAGGAGGTGCTGAGGCGGGGGTTTGCGAGTACGGCTTTCGGTGAGTACCTGACCTTAAGAACGGCGGAGCGCGGGGTGAACCGGAGAGCAGCGGTGCCTGCGACCGGGACCGTGAAGTTTGTGGGGCAGCCTGGGAAAAAACTGGCGAAGGGAACTTTGATAGCCACGCCGGCTGACGAGATTACAGGAGAGTCCAGCATTGAGTACCAAACAACCGCGGACGTGACGCTGGATAGCAACGGTGAGGGAGTGGCACCCATCACGGCCTTGACTGCAGGCAGCCAGGGGAACGTCCCGGCAGGCGTCATTGAGGTGTTGTTGGTTCCAACCAGCGGCATCATTTCGGTGAGCAATCCGGCAGCAGTAACCGGCGGAGCCGATGAAGAGTCGGATGAGTCGTTATTGGAACGGTACTATGCGGAAATCCGAAACCAGGGGACCAGCGGCAACAAAGCTCAATATATCCAGTGGGCCAACGAGGTTCCTGGCGTAGGAGGAGTGCAGGTCGCTCCGTTATGGCAAGGTCCGGGGACTGTAGGCATTTATTTGGTCGATATGGATAAACGGGCAGCCAGTCCGGCAATCGTTGAAGCAGTTCAGCAGTATATTGATCCGACGATGGACGGTCAGGGGGAAGGGAAGGCCCCGGCAGGACCCGTTGTAACGGTAATGCCCGCAAAAGAGGTGCCGATCGATATCTCGGTCCAGCTCACTTTGGCTGACGGTGCAACTTTAGACATGGTCAAGGAGCAGATGATCGGCGGCATTACCGCCTATTTGAAACAGCTGGCTTTTGCCGATCCGCTTGTCCGCTTTACCCGAATTGCTGCCATTCTGCTGGATATCCCGCCGATCATCGATTATTCCAATCTGACGGTTAACGGTGCCGCGGATACGAATATCCAAATCAGTCCGGGGGAAGTAGCCGTATTGGGGGCGGTGGACGTTCATGAGTGACGCTACATTTACAAGCTCTCGTGGTGCCGAACTGTTCTCCTATCTGCCAGCTTACTACGAATTCAGCCGGGTCATTCGAGCTGATGTGGATGCCAAAGGCGCGGAGATGGATGCTCTTTATGCGGCGCTGAGTGAGACGTTGGAGCAGTTTTTTGTGAAGACGGCGACGTGGGGGTTGGAACGGTGGGAGGCGGAGCTGGGGATACCTACGGATAAAAATAAGCCGATTGATCAAAGACGCTCTTATGTTGAATCCAAGCTGAGAGGCAGTGGCAAGGTTGCGGGTTCTATGATCAAAAACGTGGCGCAGGCCTACGACGGCGGGGAAGTTAGTGTACTGATTTCACCGGGTGAGTATAGAATCACCGTTACCTTTATTGGTACTCTTGGTATCCCTTCGAACATAGAGGATTTGAAGAGGGTGTTGGACGACATTAAGCCAGCACACATGGCTATCGTTTATGAATTCCGGTTTTTGCTTATTAAGGATATCAACAACATGATGACATTTAATCAGTTGAAGCAGACGCCATTCTCGAAATTTGCTTTTAGATCTGGAGGTGCTTAAATTGCCAAGTAGAACACCGAATTTGAATTTATATAAAGTCAACGGTGAAACCGATGGTAATGAAACATTTAACGTGGATGTTGTCCTGAATGATAACTGGGATAAGATTGATGGGGCTGTTAAGGCTATAGAGGATGCGGTAGGTGAGATAACAGTCCCCGATGCGTCCCTGACGCAAAAGGGGATTGTACAACTATCTAGTGAAACAAATAGCACGTCAGAAGCTATGGCCGCTACTCCCAAAGCAGTAAAAGCAGCAAGCGATGTTGCTGCTGCAGCACAGGCTAAGGCTGAAGCCGCCGAGACACCCTCAGGGGCACAGGCAAAGGCAAATACTGCTGAAGCTAATGCCAAATTATATATCGACACAAACTTTTACAAAAAAGACCGAGTCGACTCGGTTAACCTAGTGCGTAATGGAAGTGCGATATTTGGTTTTCAAGATTGGACTATTTCTGGAGGCTCGTGGGCCTATGTTCAACAAGACGCGAATATTGGAGGATATTTTTATCCAAACCAATCAATAACAGCTGGATCTCACATATTTTTAGAGTCATCGGATCCAATCGCAGTATTTGCAAATGCAAATTATTATTTGGGGTGTACGTTCCACACTAATGAGGGGCTTGATACAGATCTTGTACGCGTTGAGGTTATAAATGCTACTAACGGCATTGTCTTAGGTTCTTTGTACGCAGCAAATCGCCAGTGGTGGCACAGACGAACTGCGGCAATTACCATACCAGCTGACGTTGTCTCTGTAAAATTACGATTAGTAGTTACTGGCCCAATAACGAACGCTGCAAAGGTTGTGCGTGGTTTTGGACGTATTACATTTTCTATCGGGTCAGCAGATACTTATGGTACTCAAGGGGATATGTATTCGATTTTTCAATCTGTCGCTAATGGTAAATCGAGCATAGCCACTGCCATTAGCGGCAAAGGAATACCAACTTCTCCGACAGATCCGTTCGCCACTATGGCGGCGAATATAAACTTGATTAATACAGGGAAGAAGTGGGCAAAAGGACAAATTCGCGTCGAACCAACCACAGGTTACGGAAGTGTTACGGGCCTAAACTTTACACCAAGCAATATTATTTTGGTCACACCTAGTTGGAGTGGGGTGCAGGATTCGTATGTGATGATTTATAGTACGGACGCCCCTACAAATGGAGGTGTATTTCAACTCTTTAGAGGTATTAATAACGGCGCCGGAGGGTCTGGTCAACACCCCATTACTGTAGGCAGTGGATACTTTAATGTGAGTGTCACCCTTGGATACGGCGGAACTTATAACTACTTTGCTACCGAATAAGGAGGGATAGCGTGAATCAGATCGGACGAAAGATTTATTTCGATAAAGAGACAGGAAATGTTTTGCTGGATACTCAGGAACATGTTGGTTTTGTAGTCGAAACAACAGAGGAACAGGATTACGAGTCCTATCTTGCACTGAAAGGACGTAATCCCGAAACGGTCGGTGTAATTAAACTGGAGTACGGCAATTGTCCGAAGACTTCGCACAATCCAACGGGTACCGCGTGAATCACGAAACATTGGAATTGGAGTTTTCTTATACGGACCCTAATGATCCGGAGCCGCAGGAACCTGTATTTCAGCCGCCATTGACGCAACAAATTGCAGAGGTGAAAACTGAAAATGAGTCTCTGAAGAGAGGGTTTCGGACGTCGAAATGACTTTAGCCGAAATTCTGTTTTTGTGAGTGGAGGTGAAGATTCATGCTTAAAGACATTCAGATTCGTGTAGTAGCCAACGCCTCCATCACCCCGGTAGATAATGGTGAAGGAACGATCGACCAAGTTGTATCGTCGTATACAATTCATGCGGATGACAAAGAGAAGGTCTTCGCTTATGCTTACACGCTCCGGCCAGACCTGCAGCCTGAAAGGCAGGCTGAGGAATTGAAAAGTTAATTAGCGCCGCAAGGCGTATTTTTTATGCCCTCGGAACCACTCCGGGGGGCATCTTATTTCACCAATTCAAAGGAGGGGAACGCCGTGCCACACGAAAGGGTGAGTGACGTGGAGGATGCGACCAAAGCATTGGTGGAGATTCAAATTCAACTCGCACGTATTGAAAAAACCTTGGAGCAAGTGCCGACGCTGGCCGCCACGATTGAAACAACCAAGGAACTCGCCCGGGAAGCCATGCAGTCGGTAAAGTCAGCGCATCAACGGCTGGACCGGATCGAGGACGGCCAAAAATGGCTGTGGCGGACGGTCAGCGGCGCGGCCATCACGATCGTGATGGGTGCCATTGCAGCCGCCATTCAGCTTGCAGGACATTAACTATTACCAGAAAGGTGGATGAAACATGGATTGGGATATGATTTGGCAGTTGATCGACCCGAAGCTATTGGTTGTGGTAGCTGTGTGCTGGGTTTTGGGATATGTCATGAAACAGACGCCATCGGTGCCGGATTGGAGCATTGTGTACATGGTGGTCATCGCCGCTGTGTTACTTACGGTTTGGATGCATGGCTGGAACGCGGAGACGTTCATCCAGGGGATTTTGGCGGGAGCCTTTGCAATATTCGGCCACCAGGTTGTGAAGCAGACGAAGAAAGTAGGGGACTCGGATTGAATCAAACGGAATTCATCGCCACCCTCGCTCCCTGCGCCATCGCTGACATGCAGGCCACCGGTGTTCCAGCTTCCTTAACCATCGCCCAGGCCATACTGGAATCCAACTGGGGGACAAGCGGGCTCGCCCGGCAGGCGAACAATTTGTTCGGTATCAAAGGCAAGGGCACAGCGGGAAGCGTAGAAATGCCCACCACAGAGTATGTCAACGGCAAGGCGGTGAAGGTGGCGGCATCTTTTCGCAAATATCACTCCTGGACGGAGTCCATTGCCGACCATTCCAAGCTTTTGTTGAACGGCACGAAGGATAAGCCGACGCGGTACCACGGCGTGCTGCGCGCAGAATACCGGCAGGCGGCCGAAGCAGTTTGGAAAGGCGGCTACGCGACAGATCCGAAATACCCGTCCAAGCTAATCGCGATCATGGAGCAGTATGGACTGCCTCAATATGACACATGGAGAGGAGAACACACCGAAATGAGTGTTAACATCACTGAGCTGGCACAACAGCTGGAAGATTTGAAGAAAAAAGCGGAACGCCTGACCCAACTTGAGGTCCTTCTGCAAAAGGTGGAGCAGCGGATCTCCGCACTGGAGGCGCGGCAGCAGATGGAGGTTCCGGCCTGGGCGGAATCCGCGGTAAATGCGGCGGTTGAGGCAAAGATCATCAGCACCCCGGTGAATGGAAGCTACGATCTGTACAGGGTGCTGACGATTTTACAGCGGCTAAAGGTGCTCTAACGAAAACGCGAGTACCTACCATAGATAGAGACAAGTCAGGCAGGAGGGAAATCATAATTTTTTTCATACTAAAAGGGAGGCATCCGCTTATGCTGATTTATGAATACCAACCGACCATCCAGACGTTTTCGCTGTTAGAGCCGCTGCTCCCGGGGTGTGTGCGGGAACGCATCAAGGCGATTATGGACGCCGCCCCGGAAGCAGTGTTTTTTTGCAAAATCGAGGACCTGAACCCGAGCATCCGCGTGTATCTCCTGGAACACGATCCGGCGGACGACTATACAGAGTGCCATCTGCTGTCATGCGACCGGATCGGTCAGGACTATGAATACCTGAGTCTTTCCGTGGAACAGGCCCGTTCCGTGGAAAGGTTCGCAGCCCAGATCCCCGTTATTTCCTGGAGTTAG